GTTTTCATCAAAACCTACTATGGTATGTCCCTCATATTCGAAGGGTTCTTTACCGATTTCAGTTCTGTATTCCGCAAAATCTTCTGTTGACATACCAACAACCTTACCTTTATCATCTTTGGTATAGATTTTAGTTGGCATATACATAAGGTTATCATCCCAGTCAAAAGCATAATACTTCATTGTAGGTTTCATCTGATCGTGAATGATCTCTGAAATGATCTGTTTAACAATTTTTTTATAATTCATATAAATAAATATCTCTATAAATAAAAAAGGGGAAACTTTCGCCTCCCCTTTTCATATGAATATAAACCAACTTATATATTCTCAAACGATGCTCCTGTTGGAGTGATGTAGAATGTGATGTCGATGAACTCAAGTGATCTTGTAGGTTTGATGTAAATCTTACCTGTCAATTGGTTTCTATCAATATCCTCAGGATCATTAGAAACCGTTACACGGAAGTCATATAAACCACGATCTCTTCTGATCGCATCTAAGATTGGGTTAACCGCATTTAAGAAGTCTTGTCTAACTTGTGCGTCGTTTTGTTCAAACAATAATCTTACAGATACCGCTGAAATCAATTTACGAGCTTGTAACAACAATCTTCTTACGTTGATTCTGTCAAGAGCAGATTCTCTAACTTGTAGAGTTTTATTACCCCAAATCACAGTACCAACATCAGCGAAGGTTGCAATTGGGTTAATTCTACCTATATAAAGAATGTCTCTATCTTCTTGAGTCAACTTCTTACGAGCCTTGATACAGTTAACAATACCACGAGTGTAACCCGCCGCTGCGAACCATGGGAACGCGATGTTATCTGTTAACGCTAAGTTTCTTGTAACCTCAGCTGTTGGTGGGATATAGATTTGAGTGTTATTCACACTATCTCTTGTCAATACCCACGGATAGTAAGTTGCTGTGTAGTTAGAGTCAATTCCTGTGTTATCCAAGTTATCAACCGCTTCAGTTGGGTAGATTAATAAGTCTTGACCGTTCAAGTTAGGAACATACATATCCACGTCAGGTGTTGTACACACGTAAAGTGAATCCGCTCTGTTAAACTCGATCATCTCAACTGCTGCCTCTACAAGGTTACTGTTATTTACATAATCAATACCAGGTGTAACGAATACGTTGATGTTTGTCGCTTCAGGGTTTGCAAATGTTTGTTGACCTAACAAGTATGCGTAGTAGTCAGAGTTTGCAAAGTTTTGAGTTCCATCACCAAGAGAAATCTCTTTGAATGCTCCCCATCCTGTAGCGTTAGGGTATCTTGTAGAAGGACAAGCCCCTCTTAAGAATCCACTTCTACCAATTTGGAATTGGTCTGTATTTGTTCTCCACTCTCTGTAGATATCCCAACCATCGAAACCACCTTGTACTAAGAATGTGAACTTACGAGCGAACAATCTGTAGTATGCATTTGTTGGTGATTCAGGATCAGTAATGAACGGTGAGTTACCACAGATAAATCTTTGGTCACCTGCTGTTGAGAACTCAGGTCCGATTGTTAAACCACTTGCATTTACGTCCATGTGGAAACCAGCGGATCTGTAGTTAAATGGTAAACCATCGATATCACAAGAGTTGATTGGATTTCTCTTACCAACATATTCGAAGTAAGCAGGGTCCCAACCTAAACTATTGGATATACCTAAGTAAGTTCTTCTTACATTATCTCCCGGGCTTATCAACGCGTTATCGTTACCTGAAGATAAACCAAACGGTGGGTTGTAAATAACTTCACCAGGGAAGTCATATTTACCTTTGATAATTGGGAATGGTGAATTAGCACCTGCATAATTTCTAAAGTTGAATCCGTTGAATCCACAAGGTAATGCGTCTATCGGAGCATCCTCACTCATTTCAACCATCACATATCTAGAGTTTAACAAGTATTCTCCATCTAATGTACCAATTTTATTCGCAACAAAGTTATTTTGTCCTGGATCCATAGTACAGTTTGTAAATTTCTCAAGTACTACAGGATTTGCATCTGTATCAAAATAGTCACGGATTAATACGTCAAACGTTAAGTTGTTGTATGTTTGATTGATAATTGAAACTTTAATTAAAGTGTTTGCTGCGTCACCATCAGAAACTGTGTAGAATCTAAATAAGTCATAAACTTTATTACCTCTTAATTCAGATACCACGTATGGTGATGCTGGTGTTTGCCATTTATCTAAGTACCAACCAATTGAATTAGGATCACCACTTTGTGCTGAGTCTAATGCGATTGGGTTAGGGTTAAGACCTTTGATATATCCTTTTCTCCAAGAGTAGTTCAAGAATGATTGGAACACTTCTTCAGCAAATATCGGAACCTCGATTCTTGGTTTTTGGAAGTTAGTAATACCAAATACTTTAGTGAAATATTCTGGATCGTTTTGTGTAAGTGATGTTTCGAACTTAAATGACGTACCGAACTTATCAACTACATTAACACCAAACGTTAAGTAAGGGTTTTTAAGAACTCCAGCGTATTGACCTGTCATGTCTAATGTTACGTCTGACGTACCTGTTACTGAATAAGTTGGGTTAGTGTCAGTTGTGTAAGTAGAAATACCTCTTGATCTCAAAGTACCAACAACAACATTATCATAATCAACATAAGAAGTACCTGTGTAGTAGTAGATCTTACCAACGATAGTACCTGAATAACAATCGATGTTAACTGGCGTAGGAGTTGGTGTTGGTGATGTGAAAGGTGATGGTGTAATACAAGGATTTACAAATGAAGGTGTAGGAGTTGGTGATGCCGTAGCCCCAGGTGTTGGTGTAGGGTTAGGGAAATAAGCCGTTAATCCTGATACATAAGTAAAGAATGAGAAACCTGAGTAATTAGTATTACCATAATTATTAAATAATGCATAATACCAAGAATCATTAAACGCCGAATTCAAATCAGTGTCATTGAATGAAACCGAAGGAACTTCGAACACGTTAGTTTCAGCACTAAATCCTGATCCACTTAATACATCGTAATCATCAGTTGCGATAGAACCGAAGTATGCAATTTGTTGATCTTCCGCTGTATATGGATTAGTACTTGTGATTACATTGAATACTAAGTTTTGAATTTGATCATTTAGAGTTGAGGTATCACCATTAAACTCTTCATATTGGGATAATAATAGATCCTCAATCTCAGATGGGAAAGATGTTAAATAACTAATCGTTCCTGAATCGTTTGTACAACCTGTAAATTGTACTGAGAATGTTAATTCTTTTGGTGTTACACAAGTCGTTACACAAGTTGTAAAATCTGTTACTGAACTCAAACACCATACATCGATAGTATCTGGGTTAACGTTTGCAACCGTTGTGATTGACCAAGATGGTCCTGCATCATATCCTGATAGACCAAGAATTCTAGTTACAAACAATTGGTTAGATTGTTGTAAATATGCTTTTGCGATATACGCGGCTTCGTACTTTGGAATCTGTGTATTTACAAATTTTTCAGGTGAAGTCCCACCGAATACGGTTTGGAAATCATCAAAACTTGTAATAAAGATTGGTTCAAAAGCCGGTCCTATCAGAGTCTCTCCAGCAATACCCAAAGTAGTTACCCCAACACTCTGTGCTACAAAGCTTAAGTCAACCTCTGAAGTATAGACACCTGGTGAAACAAAAACCTTACTGTTTGTTGCCATACTAAAAATTTCTTTTAATTTATTTATTTACCTATAAATACTTCTCAAAACACGAAAAACTTTACATTATAGAAAGTATTTATATTTTGGTAAGATTTTATTCTGCCTTAATTCTGCCCCTATGTCTAACGATAATAAGAAGATAAAAAACCTTAAGATTGACATCGAAGTTCACGGTGTGTTAAAGAAATATTGCGACAAACGAGGTATTAAAATGTATAGGTTTTTAGAGAATCTAATTATGGAAAAATGTCAAGAAAAAAAGGACATTTACGGGGAACCGTTAAAGTAATTTCTGTGAAAAAGAAAGTGATGATTCTGAAGACTCATCAATCTTAACAATATCAATTCTTAAATTATCATCAGTGTTGATTTGTATTTCGGTAACATCATCACCATAATAATTGTCATTGATATAAACCGAGTACGACTCAACGTTTGGTGACTGTTCAAAATAAAGATTACAAGTGTAACTAAAGAAGTATTCTTGAGTTAACTCACCTGTTAGGTAATTTAAAGTGATCGTCTCCAATTGAGTAGGTTGTTGTTTTTTCTGTGGTCGTTTTACAGGTCTTTGATCTACCTCAAACATTTGGAAAGTTCTTGAGATTGCGGGACTAACCTCAAAATCATTTTCATCCATTAAGAATCCCATCATGGTAAACTCATACTTTTGGATATAGTATTTTCTCTTCTCCAAGTCTAAAGATGATTCGTCAGTAAACCCATCATTAATAATTGGAATGTAATGACCTTTAATAACTTGATAAGCTTGTCTTGATGCAAATGTTTCCATAACTCTTTGATTAAGAGTGTTTGCTTCTCTCATTCTATTACAAATAATTGCAACGGTATATTTTAAATCGATAGGAACTGGCTGAGGTATTTTATAAATGTCAGCACCAGCTCTATTACCATCCCACGTTGGGACTTCCATATAATAATACATTCGTCTATTAGGAATGTTATACATTACAGCGGGGTTGTTTCCGTATTTAACTTCAGGATTTCTAATTACCGTAATAAATGGGGGTTCAACATTCTTATCGATGTTTTGAAAATCCCATGTCTCAACAAATTGTGACCAGTTTTGAGTTGTTATTAAGATATCAACCACAGGAATTTTCTTACCCTCAGAAGTTATACTAAACTTTTCTTTAACAAAGTCTAAGAACCCACCATCAAGATCTGCATGAAGTAATGACTTAGGTAGGTAAGTTCCATCCTTAGTAATCATATCCTTTATTTGTTCCCTTCTCGGTAAAAGAGTTTTAGGGTACGTTAAAGGTAATGTTGGTTTAACTTGTTTTGGTAATGCCATTATAATCCTCTAAATTCGTTTGGTCCGACAGGTGCCGCAATTATTGTTCTATAAAAAGGTTTAAACCCTTTATAAGTATGTTTTAAATCGGATACAACACGACCATCATTAACGACCGTATAATACCTAACAAAGTTTTCACTATCATAATATCCTATATAATCACCAAAGTCGATATCGATATCAAGATCGTTCAAGGTCTTCATGTAAACTGAAATAGTAATGTTACCAGGTTCGACTTGATCAATACGAGTAGACCCCAACATTTTGTTTTCGGGTGCTGCAATACCAACGTAAGCATTAAACTCAACAGGTGGTAAAAACTTAATACCATCCTCAACGACCTCACCATAGACATCGTCAGTTTTGATTTTATTTTTATCCACTCTGTATAATACGCAAGTGAAGTTCATATCACCTATCAACCACTCTTGACCCATACTAATTTCAAGGTTAAAATCGTTGTCCCCAAAAAACTTCCCTAATCTACTTACAGGAACACTACTCTTCATAATAGTTTTATTTCTTGATAAATATTCTTTTTATTGTTATTTTTAATAAAAACAAATTTTGGATAACACTAAATCACTTATAGAACATAAGGCTTTGGATTTGCTTGACTCATATAGTGGTGCGAATAACTATATATTATACCTAAAAAACAAGAAGGAAGTCTCAAGTAAGTTTTACCCAACAAGAAATCAGTCAGAATATATTACAACATACCATAATACAACACCAAAGGTTGCTCGTAAATGGGTTGAGTTAGACACATACTTTGCTAAAAAGTTCGCAGAAGAAAGATATCTACTACAAGTTCCCGAACAAATTTATATTGAAAAACTTTTAGTTGAAAAAGAAAAATCTTATCATGTTTGGGGTAAGTTCTTTGAAAAGGATAAGTTAAGTGAATTTTGGGTTCCGAAGTCAGCACTTATTAAAACACACAAGATAGATCAGGTTAAGATAGATTACTCAAAGTATTCTCATAGACCACCACTAGAACATCAGAAGATTGCAATTGAGAAACTTGCGGGTTCTAAAAGATTTATTTTGGCTGATGATATGGGTCTTGGTAAGACAACCTCAACAATTATAGCGGCGTTAGAAACTGGATCTAAAAAGATTCTAATTGTTTGTCCGGCGTCTCTTAAGATTAATTGGCAAAGAGAAATCGCAAATTATTCAGATAGACCTGTTTTTATTGCAGAAGGTAAGAAATTTTCAACTGAAGATGATTTTGTAATCGTTAATTATGATATCCTTAAAAACTTTCACGACTCTGACCCAAAGAAAAAAGATGAGTCTCTATTAACACAAAGTGGATTTGATTTGGTAATATTGGATGAAGCTCACATGATATCAAATGTTCAAGCGCAAAGAACAAAGATAATTAATAGTTTCGCAAAGAAGGTAGATAGAGTTTGGTTATTAACAGGAACACCGATGACCTCTCGACCTATGAATTATTATAACTTATTAAACCTAATCGAAAGTCCTGTGGCTCAGAATTGGAAAGCTTATGCGATCCGTTATTGTCAAGGATTCCAATTTACGGCAGGTAAAAGAAAAGTTTGGAACGTTATGGGTGCTTCTAATCTTGAGGAATTAAGGGATAGGACATCAAAACAAATTCTTCGTAGATTAAAAGAAGAAGTATTAGATCTACCCGACAAAATTATTACTCCTGTTTATTTGAGATTAAAATCTAAAGAATATGAAGATTTGATGGGTGAGTATTATGAGTGGTATGATAAAAACCCCGATGAGTCATCATCACTTACGGTTCAATTCTCTAAACTGATGAAGGTTAGAAAGGTAATTGCAAATGAGAAAACTAAACAGACAATTGAGTTTGCTGAAAACATTTTAGAACAGGGTAAGAAAGTTATCATCTTCACAAACTTTACAGACACACTTCAGACTATCTATCAGCACTTTGGTAAACAAGCGGTGTATCTTGATGGTAGTTGTTCTAACGCAATGAGACAACAATCCGTCGATTCATTTCAAAATGACGATAAGATCAGAATATTTGTTGGTAACCTGAAGGCTGCGGGTGTTGGTTTAACATTGACCTCCGCTGAGGTTGTTATTATGAATGACCTATCGTTTGTACCTGCAGAACACGCACAAGCTGAAGACCGAGCATATCGTTACGGACAAAAATCAAATGTGTTGGTTTATTATCCCCTATTCGAAAATACCATCGAGGGTGCCATATATGACATACTAAACAATAAAAAGAGGATCATAAATACGGTAATGGGTGATGGTATCATTGAAAACCCTGGTGACGTAGCAGAGGAAATCCTTAAGCTAATCAATAAAAGGAGATAATCTTTTTATGATTGGAATATTTATCAAAGATGAAACTTTCAATCAAATACGAAAACCAAGAAATTAAAAAACACAAAGACTTTGTAAGTGAGTTTATAAAACTTCTACAAAAAGAATATCCCCTGAAACAAGATCTCAAAATTATCTTTATGGATGGTAAAAGGGGAGACATGTCCACAGGTAGTAGGCGTGGTGATAATCTTATTAAAGTTTTAGCGAAAGGTAGATTGAATAGGGATATCATGAGGACTCTTGCACATGAGTGGGTTCATGAACATCAAATGACAATTTTAGGTAGGGAACCTGGACCAAACATTGGTGGACAGAATGAGGACGAAGCGAATGCATTTGCCGGTCGTTTAGTTAAGATGTTTGAAAAAGAACATCCTGAATTAGAAAAAATTATGTATGAAAGTAAAAGTATAGAAGGTCGTATCAATCTTTTATCAGAACAAATACTTTTAACTGAAAAAAAAACCATCAAAGAAAACTTGTTGGTTGAGATGAAAAAAATTGGTATTGAGAAACTACCTTATTCATATTCCGCATTACAAAGATTTATTGATTCTAAAACCATGAACATTCATTACAACAAACACTACAAGGGGTATGTTGACAAACTGAATAAGGCAATTAAGGATAAAAAAGGTGATATGGATTTAGAAGAAATTATCAAATCCATTAGTAAGTTTGATGATAAAGTTAGAAATAATGCGGGTGGTGCTTTTAACCACGCTTTGTTTTGGAAAATGTTGTCTCCGAAAAAACAATTACCGAAAGGAGAAATCTTAAAAAAGATTAGAGAAGATTTTGGTAACATAAAAAAACTAAAAGACGAATTTAACAAAGCTGCTCAGGATCGTTTTGGGTCTGGTTGGGCTTGGTTATATTTGGCAAAAGACGGAAAATTAAAAATCATGTCCACACCTAATCAGGACAACCCACTTATGAATATTGTTAAGGGTGGTGGTTATCCATTACTTGGTCTTGATGTTTGGGAACATGCGTATTACCTGAAGTATCAAAATAAGAGAGATGAATATATTTCTAAGTTTTGGGACGTAGTAAATTGGGAATTTGTTAATGACTTATTTGTGGGTCATACAACTAAGAAAAAACTTAATGAATCCAAAGAGATAAATGAAATTGCATTTAAAAGAAATTCTAAAATAGATTATTTGTGCATACAATCAAAATCTAAAGAATCACCATACTGCCAATTAAAAAAATTTAGAGACGGTTTAGAAGATCAATATTTGATTACTGAATTAGAGCGTTCTATGTTTATATTAGATCAATTCTTTGGTAAGAAAAATGTAGGTACGTTTCCAGTAATAATACAATTAGCACTCCAAGACACAAGTAGAACCGTAAACTTTTTAGAATTAATTTCAGACTTTATTATTGATAAGAAATATGATGACGACCAAGTAAAAAAAATATTAAACAAACAAAGGTACTCAACGACAATACCTAATGATATTGAGGGTCTGTTGGCATATGCTAGACAGAAAGAACATAGTAAGTATGAAGATAGATTTTCAGGTGATTACTTTGAGAAGAGACCAACAAAATTACAATTAGACTATAACTGTTCAGATGATGCAAAAGAAACTTTAATAGATGTATTAAAGAAAATTCATTCTGGTACCGAAACCTTAAATTACACATTTAATCAAATATCATCTTGTATGTTATCTTCATTTAAGAAGGGTAGTTATTACATAAAAACCGACTTAATAACTAAAAAAGATTTAACAGATGATGAAGGTAATGTGTTATACCCCGCTGGATCATTTTTTGAAGTAAAAAAGATGGACCCATTTATTGATAGTTATTTGTCCGAATTCTTTTCAATCTTTAAACAAAGTTCACTATCAAGTGAAAAACCAATTTATATAAAACTATATAACGAATTAATCGATAAATTATTCGTTTGGTTAAATACCACACCTTCAGCTCAGGAATATTTAAACAAGGTTAGAAGTCAAATGTCGGGTATAATCTATGAAGGTGATTTAATTGTTCCTATCGAATTTATTGATTTATATTGGTCTAACAAAGGTCAACGAGGTTGTGATGAAAAAAGATTATCGATAAGATTTAGGATAAAACCTGAATATAATAAAATTGATGGTTTCTACTTTAAAGATAAAAGTGTTTTAGAACCTGTTAGTTTAGATGTTAAAACAAAGGATAGAGAAAAGATCGTTTGTCCGTCCTAACACAAACTAATTATTAAAGATATTTATAGAGAAAAAAACTCTATGGCAATTATTAACGAACCAGAAAGAAGTGAATTCTACCAAAAAGTAAGACACCTTTTAGGTGCCCCTTTAAGATCGGTAGAATTAGAAGATGAGATGATGGATACTCTTTTAGAGTACTCTATTGATGATTATTCACAATACGTACAAGATTGGTTGATAGAATCTCAATGGACTTCATTATATAATTTAAATCTAGACACACAATCTTTAGCGAGAGCCTTTGTTACCAAGAGTTTAGATTTTGAAACTAGATACACATACGCATACTCCAAGATTGTTGGTTTACAAGCTGGTGGTGATTGGGTTATCAAAAAAGATTACGTACAATTAGTACCAAACCAACAAATATATGAAATTCCTGCAGGTAGAGAAATCAATGAAGTTCTTTGGTTTTCACCAACAGAAATGAATAATATGTTTATCGATCCCTGGTCATTCGGTGGTATAGCCGGTGGAGGTATTGGTGGTACAGGTGGATTCGCACAAATGGGTAATATGGCAGGTAGTTACTTCTTGATGCCAGCATTTGATATGTTATTAAGAATGCAGGAAATTAACATTCAAAGAAGAATTATATCTCCTGATTTAACTTATTATATTACAGCGTTACCTGACGGGAAGAAAGCATTACACTTACTAAATGTACCAGGTGGTAGATTTGACTTTGGAAATGCTGAAATGGCACAACGTAGAGTTTGGTATTGGTATTATGATGTTGGTCAAGGAGATAGAGATAAATGTTTAGCGGATAATCCTGATATCGTATTATTACCATCAGATGTACCATTTAACAAAATTAGTTGGTACAAACTTAATAATCCCGCTCAGGTTTGGGTAAGAAGATGGTTTACCGCTTATTGTAAAGAAACCTTAGCAAGAGTTCGTGGTAAGTTTAGTGGTAACTTAAAAGCACCTGATGGTGATCTAACAATGGATTATACATCTTTAGCAACAGAAGCGAAAGACGAAAAAACAAAACTTGTGGATGAATTGATAGGTCCCGAAGGTAGGTTAACAAGATTACGACCTGAAAAAGTTATGGAGAGAGAAGCGTTACTTGCGGAAAACTTAAACAAACAACTTAAGTTTAGAGCAATGCCTCGTCAAATATATGTAATTTAATATATGTCAATTATAAAAGAAAAACCAAACAGAAAAACGGTAATACGTGGTGAACGATCAATTAACATAGATACGTTTGAAACCGCCATAGTTAGTGATGAGTTTTACTCAACTAATGGTGAATTACTTATAATTGTTAGAGATGTCAATCATTGTAAAATAAGATTAGATTCTACAACGACTGACAAAATTAAAATTAAAACTCTAACAAATTGTATCATCATACCTGATATTGGTAGGATTGATGAAGATTGGGATGAGATTTCCGTAGGTCGTGGTGCTTGTGTTGAGTTAAAGAACGTCAGAGGTGTGTGGTATATTCTCTCCTCCGATGGTCTCAAGATGGAATAATTTTTCATCAGGTAGATATCTCCACATATAAGAGTCTGCATCTTTATACATATGATATGGAGTCTCACCAACCCTATCCCAAAAAGACATTTCCTCATCGGAGATTTCCATTACATCTTCTAACTTATCTTGATCACCTTCATCAAATGGTTGACCATTAATCAACTCACACTGAACTTTAGTGAAGAAAGGTCTATCTTCAGGGTTCTTAACTAATAAACCATTTCTAACTTCTTGTTGGAACACAACTAACAAGGGCTCAACCCTTTTATTAAACGTTGCAATCGCTCTTTGGATATTATACTGTCCTGTCATGGTTGGGTTACTTTCGATATCAGATGGGTCAATTCTATAACAATTTAATTGTATGATTGATTCTGCAGATTCAGGTATTGTTGTACCATAATTTGACATGTATGTATCAATGTGTTCTTGATTCCACCCTTTCTTTGGTTTGTTAACTTTCTGAACATCACCATGAGAAGCTTTGGTTCCGTTATTCACATAAAATATTACCTCACCAAGATTCGCATTTAACTTATCTCTAATTGCCAACTCCATATGTGCTTGTCTTGACATTAAAGCTCCCGCCTTAGTTTTAGTTTTACTTCTAGCAATATAATCATCAATACTTTGTTTGATCTTAGCCTTGTTTGCAATGTCCATTAACGGAATCTTTTGATCAAAGATCTTTTGTACGTATTCGTAATACCACTCAACAAACTCTTGCCCTTTACCATCAAGTAATAACTTAATCCCCTTATCCAAAAACTTCTCAATATAGATTGGCATTTTCTTAGATTTGATTGAGTTCCCTGTAAGTTTGATCTTACCTTTAGCGGTGATAAGTGCGTAGTTCTTACGAGCCAAGTTAATACATGCTGGCCATTGTCCGTCAGTATCAAGTGCCATCTCACCTCTCATCGCAAGATCATTAAATTCCATTACATCCGCTTCTTCACCAATATATTCTTTACCATCAACAACTTTCCAATTCAAACCCTTACCGACGTATCTTCTTGTCTCCACACCTTCAGGAACTGAGAAGTTAATACCATCCGTGTCCATTACAAGTGGTGTATACCCACGATCCATAAAGAAGTGAATCATCATACGAAGATACTGACGACCCGTACAAGTAATCATCTCACCTTTATCCATATCACCCCAATGGAAAACCTGTGGGGCTGACAAGGCACCGAACATCGAGTTGATAAAGATCTTAATTGGTAATTGTTTACGGTCATAAGAAGTTGATTTCTTTTTATCAATCGTTGCGTATTCCTCAGCAAGTTGTTTGTATTTGATACGAGTATTACGGAAGTAAGATAATAAACCTTTCATCGCACCTGTCACATCACACTCGGGGAATACATCGTGTACCAACTGAATAGATGGGTATAGAGACGAGTAGTCAAGTTTTAGAACGTTTCTTGAGTATCCTGTTCGGATCAGACGAGAAAGTCCTCCTACGAAGTTTCCTTTATCATTCTTAGCAGGAATTGCAAGTCCGTGTTTATAAGACCAAGCTAACATCAACATTTTCCATAATGTTGCTGTACCCATCGTTGAAACTCTTTCATATGTTGTTGGAAGTAATGACGCCAACAAGAATGAACCTTGATTGAATTCTTCGTCAACCAATAGAGTTTCTTCCAAGTCATCGTCAAGATAACGCTCAATAATGTCGTCCCCTGTTGTTTTAATATACACACTTGAGTGTCTACCACATACATCATCGATCTTCGGGTCCACACCAACTTTTTTGTACTTACCATTCTCTATGTTCAACCAATAGTCTTCTTTTTCACGATACATAGATCCAATTTTATCGTGATCAACATAAACACGATCAGGTGCTTCTGCTTCAATATATTTGGTAATATACTTCAAACCAGCTTCTTTGATGTTTGAGTTGATTGCTTGTGCACGACGAACTGAGTGAAGGATATCAATAATGTTGTAACCCCACATTTGAGTTTGGTTAAACTTTTCAACCTCGTTGGCGAGTTTCAACATAGATTCCTTAGTTGAAATACTTTTTTCAGGATTGAGGGACTTTGCAATTTTCTTAATGTCAAGATTCAACATCTTACATCTTTCGTAAATCCAATACCAGTCGAAGTTAAATGAATTGTATCCTGAAAGAATTGATGGTTTGTGTTCGTCAATTAAATTGAAGAACTCCACAAGGCCTCTTCTTTCATCGTCAGGTGTTGCACACTCGATTACTTTTCTAAATCCTTTGTTTGTTTTAACTCCAATCATAAAGATACGACCATCCTTGGGCTCAAGTGAGGTCGTCTCCAAGTCGAATACCATCCTCGTAATGTCGTTGTATTCCTCGAATCCCTTGAATAGTCTTTTCTCTTTTGAGATGAGGTATTGCTCAACGGGGGGTAATACCATAACAAGATCTTTGGTTTTTTCACCCCAAGGATCTACACCACCTTCTCTAAAGAATTGAATGAGGTTTCTATAACCTTTCATTGACTTAACCATAAAGGTGAGTCCTCGTTCTAAACGATCATTACCATCAGTTCGAAGTTTCTCGATGATGATACCATGTTTAGACATGGCTTCTTTCTGTAAAGCTTTGGATGATGAGTAAAAGTTCTGACCACGTAGATCACCAACCCATGCAAATGAGATTAGAGTGTCACGATGGATCTGTTTACCTTTACCAGGAATTTCTTTTATTTTGTAGATTTTGTCGGATACATAATCGTACTCTACGGATACGATATATTCCTCGGGGTCATTACCCACAAGGAAGCTTTCAATTTCTTCTTGTGATATCATATAAATTTACTTTTGGTCCATTAGCTGTCGAATAAGGTCGACATTTACCTTCGTAAATAAATATAGGAGTAAAAAATACCCTTATCAATATGTGAGTTAAATTTTAATCACAATCAATTATTTCTGTGATTACACCATCAGTTGCATAGAACATTCTATAACCACCTTCGTAATTTGTTAAGAAATATCCTGTATCATTTGTTTTATAACAAGAGATTTCATTATCAAACATTAAAGAACCTACATTTAACGTTGGTAGGTTGAAGAATCTAACAAGATAATCAGAAGTAGTACAATTACCCTGTGAGAAACAAAGATATGCGTAACAAATTTTCTCTTGAGTATCAAACGGACCAAATTGATCTGTACCATAAACCAAAGTCTGCATAACAGGGTGAGGACAAATAGGTTGGTTAGGTGTTTGAGTAGGTGTTGGTGTTACTGTAGGTGTTGGTGTAGTTGAGGGTGATGGTGTTGGGCTAATGACAGGTGCTTTGGTTGGTGTTGGTGTTGGTGATGGGAACGGTGTCGTACAACAACTATAGTTTAATGTATAACAACTATTATAAGGTAAACTATCGGAAATAAAACTTTCAACAACATTTATAAATAATGATTCTCTTATTGGTAAAACCAAAGTACCGTCTTCATTTATAAACATAAACTGACCTTCATATCTACCAATCCTACTTGTATCCTGTTGTGTAAATCTGTAATAAACATAATATTCAGGTGCTGCATTTGGATCCATATCGAGTTTCTCAACAAACCCTGCCGATTTTGTATATACTTTTGGTATACCATTATCGGTACCGACCATAGAAAAAAAGATTGATGATCTTTCTATGAATTCCATCATATCCTCAAAACTTTGCGTACCGTCATTTACTACTTGCATTTTAAGTACCGGTAATGACGCGTTCTGACCTATTGTAAATTCCATCAATTCTTTTAACTATAAATACTCGGAAACTAAAAGTTGGTTAACAATTAGGACCTATTGTTGTTGACGCATTAGATTGTTGTATTCTGAAAGACCCACAAATAGTAATCGTTTGACCTAAACCAATTTGTTGACCACTAAGAATGGCGTTACAATCGTACCATCTTACTAAACTACCATTTGGGTTTGTTCTTGTTATTGTAAGTTCTCGACAAGGAATTGGTCCA